TGCGTGCACGCTACCCGCGCCGAGGCGACCGGCTTCCCGTTGGCGGTGTAGCGGATTTCCGCGTCCCGCCCAAGCCTCCCGATCAACTGAAAGTTTGCAAGCATCAACACCACTCCTTCCTTAATTCGCTTTCTCCTTGTGGCTGTCCGGTCTCAGTGCTACAGTTATCGCAAGCAACCAGCCAGCCTCACGACGAAGAAATTGTACCACGGAACAACCTTTGGCCGCGTGCACTCACCGCGCCACAGCGGTTTCCCTGAAAGTTATATCCCGGCGCCGGGCGGCGTCGACCAGGACGTCAAACGCCCCGGACACCCCGACCAGGTACACGATGGACTCGGCAATGAGGGCCGGATCCTCGCGGAAAAGACCGATGGCCGTGTTGCAGTGATGGCACAGAAGGCCACGCACGCGCCCCGTCTCGTGGCAGTGGTCGACCGACAAGCTGCGCCCCCTGGCCGTCGCCCCACAGATGTCGCAGCACCCGCGGCTGGAGGCCTCCAGCTCGCGGTACTGCTCCACCGTCATGCCATACTTGGCCGCCCGCTCCCTGAGCCACCGTTCCCGCCTGTTCGCTCGCGCCTGCTCCAGATAGCGCTGGCGATGCTTTCGCCGCCATTCCCGGTTCCTCTGGTTGGTACAATCCTTGCATTCGCTGCGTGGCTTCCCGTTACGATGGTAGAACTGTGTCAGGCGCTTCCTCTTCCCACAGATCCTGCACGTCGCAGTTCTGGGAGTCTTTCGCTGATCGCGTCTGCGTGGCATCAGTGTCCTGGCGACAGGCGATACCCATGGGGGTGTAGCGCACCACCCGCTGAAACTCAGGCTCAAACCGGAGAATCACATCCCCGATTCTGCCTTGGCGGTTCTTGTTCACCATCATCACCATCTGCCCGACCAGGCTCGGGTCATCCCGCTTGTACAGCTCTGGCCGGTGCAGGAACACCACCTTGTCGCTGTCCTGCTCGATGGTTCCCGACTCGCGCAGGTCGCTCAGTTGCGGTCTGCCGCCCGGGCGCCGCTCCACCTCGCGGTTGAGCTGGCTCAGGATCACCATGACGACGTTCATTTCCTCGGCGAGCAACTTCAGGTTGCGGGTTATGTCGCTCACCTCGTCGTACCTCTTGTTGCCCCCTCCCATCGGACCGCGCATCAGCTGCAGGTAGTCCACCACAACCACCTCCGCCGGGCGCCTGGATGCCCTCAGGCGCATCAGGTAGCCGCGCAGGGATGATACCGTGCGGGCGGCCCTGGGATTGATCCTGAGCTTCAGGGTCGCAATGTCCGAGGCCGCAGCCATCACGGCCCGTTTCTCTTCGCTCGACATACTGGCGATGCCAGCCTGGATGGTCTCGTGCCGGATGCCGCCACGGGCCGCCACGAGGCGGTCGTACAGCTCCTGCGGCTGCATCTCCAGAGAGCAGAACACGGTCTCTCGGCTGCGGGCGGTATGGGCAGCCAGTTGCAGCCCGACCACGGTCTTGCCGCACGCCGGCCGGGCCGCGAAACAGACAAGCTGGCCCGGCATCATCGGCCCGAGAATATCGTTCAGTTCGGGCCACGGTGTCCTGGCGGCCCTGCTCAAGTCTCTGGAGAAATACTTGTCCAGCCCACCTTTCGCCTCCACCACCTCCTCGAACGTGTCAGCCTCGCCCTTGGATGTGGCGACATCCTGGCACACCTCCATGGCGCGGCGTTCCATCTCGGCCACCAGATTCATCGGATCGGCTTCCGCCTGGAAACACATCGCCTGCAGCTCGGCGGCATGCCGAATCAGGCGCCGCAGCATCCCCTTGTCGTGCAGGATCCGGCAGTAGCCCTCAATCGACACCAGCGCCGGGACGGACGAGTCAAGCGCAGCGATTTTGGTAATGCCACCTACGCTCTCAAGGCGCCCCTGGTCGCGCAGCCATGAGGCCACAGTGACCCGGTCTGGCCGCCGACCAGACTCGTCCAGCGCTACAATGGCAGACCAGATCGCGCGGTGCGCCTCCAGGTAAAAATCATCTGAAGAGAGTATCGAACGCGCCACTGGCAGGTGCGTGTCCGGTCTCTCCAGACACGCCCCCAGCACCACCGATTCCGCGAAGGTATCGGATGGCAGGCTCTCGCGCAACCGGGACAGCTCATCCGGCGTCCACAGGCTCTGCTGTTGCTGTTTCTTCATTCTCGCCCCACGTCAACCGGATTACGCAAACGGGTTCCCTCGTGGATGGCTTGGCTATCTCGGCCGGTGCTATCAGGATCCATCCGTTGCAGTGGCCCACGTTGTCGTTCTCGATCACGCCGGCGCGCTGCATGCAGTCCAGCAGCGTCTGCACGGTGTTGTCGCGGTCCGCCTTGGCGTTCCGAAGCGTAAGCTCGAAGCAGATATTCGGGTGCTTGACCGCCCGGCGGCGCCCCCACTGCTTCCTGATCTGCGCCTCGATCAGATCCAGTCTCTCCTTGACGTCTTGGGGCAGGTAGAACCCACCCCTGCCGGAGCGGTACTGGTTTTTTTTGGGTGGGACCGGGCCGCGCACCACCAACACAGCCTCGTTGATCATTCGACCCTCCGGAGTTCGCCGCGTAGCTGACACTCCCGGGCGTACAGCCAGATGCTGCCGGGGTGTCGGAGCCTTTTCTGTTCAACAGCCAGCGTCTTCGCATCTCCCATGAACGGTCTCCCGGCCTCCAGCGCCTCGTCGGCAGTCAACCAGCCCGCCAGACACACAGTGTTCTCATCCCGGATTACGGCCAACGCGTAAACGTCCGCGTCGCGCGCCAAATCCACACGCACAAGCAGTCTGCCGGTGTCGTGCCTGGTGGATTTTACGTTGATTCTGAGGCCCAGCAGGACAAGGTCAAAGCCTTTGTCCACAGATTGATAGTCGAACGGCGGGACAACGCCAAGCAGTTTCGCCCAGGCGAACTCACCCAGCGCACCGTCGTAATCGATCTGCTCATCGCTTCGGCGCGCGTCATGCTTGCGGCTCCGGACACCGGCGGCGCGGTCTCTCATGCCCCGCGCCGCCGCCACTGCGCGCGCCATCGCCACCTCAGAGGAGGACAATCTGACAAGCAGGCGCTTCAGGGGTCTGTCTCGGTGCCTCTGTGGTCGCAGGTATCGATGGGTTGCCAAGGCGCCGCTTCAGCCGCTTCAGCTCGTCCTTGGCCTGATTCAGTTCGGCTTTGATAATGCGCGCCTTGTCAGCCTCGAACTCCAGCTCGCCCATCCGGCTGCGCAAGGCGTTGATGCATTGGGCGTGACACTTGTGCGGACCGGGCATTCCGCACTCGACACACAATCCGTCGATCATGTCGTAGTCCGGTTTCATTTGCCCCCCTTGAAGGCTGCCACCATCCTGGTGTAGATGTCCCGCGCCGCATCCATCGACGGAATCTCTGGCAGCGAGTCGTACCCGAGTTCCTTCAGTTTTGCCGTGAATGCATCCTCGCCGACCTTCTCGGCCAAAGCCTCAAATTTCGCCCGCACCTGCTGCGGCATCACGAACCGCTCCGGGGCGGCGCCCTCTCCGGCCCACTCCAGAAGCCTCTTGGCGAACTCCTCGCCTGGCTGCGGCCAGCAGCTATTCACCGGGGCGTACTTCGGCGCCCGGCTCTTGACAATATTCAGGGTGTTGTTGGTATCCAGCAGGCCGTAGACGTCAAAAACATACTCGGCATCGTCACGAATCACCGGCTGAATGCCGATTCGCTGCGGTTCCACCTTGCCCTTGTCGTTCTTCTCGAACGAGTAGGCCATTTTCGCGCGCATCGTGGCGATGATATGAATCGGGCTGCCAACGATTGTGTCCTGGAGGCGTTCCCATTGCGGCGTGACATGCTTCCAGTTGGACGAGTTACCGCCAACCTTGTCGAGGGCGCCGCCAGACCCGGCCCAGTAATGGGACAGCGAGTCGATGATCAGCACCTCGTAGCCGTTCTTGGCGGCGTACTCGATAATCTCGATGGCCTCGAGCGGGTCGAAACGGGTGGGCTGAACGGTGTCCCAGCCCGGGAAGATGTCCGAGTACTTCTCGGCGCTGCCATGCTCCGTGTCGAGCAGCAGGATCTTTGACGGATCCGATGCCATGGTAAACGCCAGCTTGAGGCTGGTGTAGGTCTTGCCGCTGCCCGGAGGCCCCGCCAACCCGAGCTTTACCTTGGTCTGTTGCTTAGAAGCTTTCCGTACCTGAATCAAGCTGTTCTCCTTGTGTGGTCTGATTGTTTCTGCCAAGCGCCGGATGCCTGAGAACGCTCAACGCGTCCGGGCCGAGTAAAGCCTTGACGTGTTTCCGCAGGGAATTCACCCTGTCGGAGATCTCCCGCTGCTGGCCGTACAGATCCACGAGCCGGGCGACATACTCGCGCACTTCTGGCGGCACGCCGGGCGCCCAGCACGAGATCACCCACGCGCAGTTGCTGCAGCACTTGCCCCACTCGCTGCGGCGCGGCGGCAGTTCTCCGCGCTGGATGGTTTCCCAGGCGCGGTCCGCTGCCTCCTCAAGCTCCGCGATCAGCGCATCGTCGCGTTCAACGCGCCACGTCTCGATGGTCTGTTCCTCCATGGGAACCCGGAGGGATGCCGTCACCGCCTCGCCAGGCTCCGGGGCCAGCCTCTCGTGTATCGCAAACCACCCCCAGGTGTACCCGGTCACCATCATTGCGTGCTGCATCTGCAGATAGTACCCGTGGTACAAGCCGTGCTTGCGAAAAGCTCCCCATGCAAACGGAGCCAGGCTTTTGATCTCGAGAATCCCGGGGCCGTCATCGTCCAGCGACTCCTCGATCCTGCCGTCCAGGTTGACGAACAGGTAGGGCTTGTCTTCGCGCCGCACGAACACACCGGGAGTGACCACGCGCCCATGGCGCCTGCACCACTCTTGGCAGATCAGGCTCTCAAGCGCGTGGCCCTCATCGGTGTGTTTCGACCCAAGGAGAAGGGATGGAATATCCGGCTGGACGGA